GCTCCAGATATTGTCATTCCATTAGCTGTACTACCTACATGACTATTTTTTGATACAGATGGGGAATTTCCAAGATTTAATAAGCCAGAAGCATCAATTCTTGCTCTTTCAACACTATCTGTATAGAATTGTAATCCACCAGAACCAGCACTTGTTGTTCCTCTAAAATGTCCAATTCTTGCCTTATTACTTACTAAATCAATAAATGCTCTTTCTGTACCAGCAGTTGCTCCTGTGTCATTTACGCCTGTAGATACTATTGCTCCTGTGCTGTGGATTCTTTCTTCAGGAGTAGCAGTTCCAATACCAACATTACCTCCAGTAATATTTAAAGTTTCAGTATCAGTACCAGCAACCATTGTACTAAATACTAACTTACCATCTTCTGAAGCATCAGCATTATCTACAATATGATTTTCAATCGTAGCGTATCTTGTGTTATTTCCACCATCATCAGCACCATCAAAAAATATACTGTGGGATGCACTACCTTCTGTACTTCTATCATTTCGCATGACAAAATCCATTCTGCCTGTACCATCATTATCAAAGAAAATAGTTTGTGTGCTACTGCTATCTCTGTGAATATGTAATGGAGTGTCTGCATTAGGTGATACTCCAATGCCAACTAATCCATTTCGCAATATTGTGACTAAATCAGTAGTATAGTGTATAAATTTAAAAGCTGGATTTGTTAATGTAGCAAATGTAGAATCATTGTTTTCTCTTACATTAAATCTCATATCACCTAAAGTATTCGCATCTGTAGCACTTGCAAATAAATGTAATGCAGTAGCATTTGAAGTAGTCCTTCCCATTACAGAAGCCTGTAATGTTGAACTTGGTGAGCCTATACTTAAAGAACCATTTGGCGCACCACTTACATCTAAATTTGCACCTGATGGAGTAATAAGAACTTCACCATCTGATTTAATAGTAAGTCTGTCTGTAGTAGCTGTAGAGTCTCTAATTATAAATGAATCTGAAGCTGAACCTCTAACTCCTATCTGATAAGTCCTTGCATCATTTTTAAACTGAACTGAGGAAGCACTATCTGTTCCAGATGATTCTAACAATGCAATAGCATGGCTTGAGTGAAATATATTTAAAGGTTGCGTAGGCGTTCCACCAATACCCACCCTAGAATTTGTGGTATCTACTATAAATACATCTGTTCCATCGGCCTTCTCAACTAAAAATGCTGGATTATCTGTTACTGTAATAGTGGATGTACCTTGTACGATTTCATCAAAGCTAAGTGATCCACCGCCATCAACCTGGAGATCTCCATTGATGACTAGATCTCCTGTGATTGTACCACCAGATGATATTTGTGCAGATGTTGTGCTAACTAAATTTTTAAATGATGCCATGCTATGCTCCTATGCTAAGACAATTCGTACTGTCGAGGTTGCACCTTTGCCAAGTAAGTGCAGGTACACCGCTGCGCCAATACCTTGCGGTACTGCTAATTCATAAATGGTATCACCACCTGCAAGATATAAACTATTGGATGCGCTGATCATGTCGCTTGAGGATGAACTAAAGCCATAATATACATCGCTGCTAGGTTGTAATATGATTGTGTGAACCGCAGATACGTCTAAATTATATTCTGTTCCTGTGGTAACGCTTTGTGCGGATTGTACTGAATGCTGTGCAGAACTAGACATATTCAGTGATTCAACCACTGAATGTTTGGATAGATCAGCCATCTTTTTTCTCCTTTGCTAATGCCTTACCGAGCTTGGCTGCTCTCATGGGCATTTTGGTTTAATCTATGATGCCTTGACTTCTTAGACTGGCATCTGAAATTGTTTTACTATGTATGATCGGACTTGCGATCAGTTTGCGAAACTTAAATGATCCACATTTTGGACAACGTATTTTATCATCTTTGGACCATAACTGTTCCCACTTATAGTTGCAACGATGACATAAAAAATCGTTTGTTTTCATTTCTTTTTCTTTAATGAAAGTTTTCTTTTAGGCTTTTTTACTTCGCCATTTTCGTTACATGGCACGCAGCCATCCTTAATGTATGCATCAACTTGTTCTTTACTAATACTATCTAGCTTACCAAAAACTGAGCCATCTTTTCTTTTAAAATATTTCATTTTATCTCCTTAAAAAATGGGTGGACCAAATGATCCACCCATATTTTATCGATTATGGATTGTTAAAGTTAACAACTCCAAGTGATGTACTGGAAGCACCATGTGACAAAGATGCGCCAAACAAAATGTCGGCAACCACGCTTGTCGCTAAGTGATCTATGTCATATGCTGACTGCACGCGAGGTGCGATCTGCATTGCCATGTACACTGCTTCTTTTTTGAATACAGTCGCAGTTTCATCACCAGATCCACCATCATCATCCCAATCAGTTGAAATGTATGTTGGCATACCATAGATCATTCCTACGCCACCAGAGACATTAGGATTCTGCTCATCACCTCTTCGAGATGAATCATAAAAATCCTGCAAACTCAAGAGGTACATGTACGCAGCAGGTGATGCATATAAAAATGTTTCACCATCAGCGTAATCGTGACCTGCATCTAATAACTTCTGTAAACCACTACGAAGTAGCGCAGAAGTTACTTGGTTATCTGTTCCAAGAGATACATCATTACCAGTCGCAGATTGAAGTACATCCACTGCCAAGTAGTTTTCAACCTTCTTAGCTAATGCATAACCCATAGACTGAGCATATGCACCAAAAAGGTTTGCACTTTCCTGAACGCGAACAATATCTTCGATTCTCTTCGCTTCATAATGATGTTGATCAACAGTAATGGTGACTTCACCATCAGTGTTGTTTGTGTAAGTTACCGCACTTCCTGCGGATTTTGCGGCGGCAGTCTCCTCTGTTACCTTTGGTATATGGAGTACATCTCCAGAAGGTAATTCGGATGAAAAGTCCATCACCTGATTACGCAACTCAAACTTACGCTCTGCGTAGTCTAAAATTGCGTCACGCCATAACTCAGGGATGAACTTAGCCGCGGTGGTAGTTGTTACGTTACCATCAGCCATTGTTTCTTTCCTTATTCATTTATTTGCGTTTATAGGAATCTAATATGTTGCTCCAATTCATACGCCTGTCCTCGTCTTTGATCTTCCTTAATTCAACATTGCTATCATTGACTGGCTTAGATGGAGCATTAGAAACACTAACGCGTTGTGTTTTTAGTTTTTTTACTACAGCACGCAATGCTTCCAGAGGTAACTCTCCGAATGTAGCATGCTCTTCTTCTGGTATCTCCATTAACAATTCAGCGCGAAGCATTGCTTCTTGCTTCTTTGCAGCTTCAACAATGGGTTCGAGTTGCGCTAACTTTGCTGCGCGTTCCTCGGCAAGTAATTTCCATTGCTCTTGCTCTTCCATTTGAGATACACGAGAA